ATTAGATAGTTGTTTTTTAATATTTATAGCATTTTCACTTGAATAATCATCACCATAAATTTTTAAAGAATATAAATTATTAAGTTTACCGAATGACTCGGGTAAAGAAGTTAATTTATTAAAATTAATATCTAAATATTTTAAATTATTAAGTTCACCGAATGACTCCGGTAAAGAAGTTAAGTCATTATTATCCAGATCTAATATGAATAATTCAGTAAGATTGCCGAATGAGTCCGGTAAAGAAGTTAATTTATTATTTCGTAATTGTAACAATCTTAATTTAGTAAGATTACCGAATGATTCCGGTAAAGATTCTAATTCATTATACGCTAATTCTAATGACTCTAATTCAGTAAGTTTACTGAATGAGTCTGGTAAAGATTTTAATTTATTTTTAAATATTCCTAAATGTCTTAATTTGGCAAGATTACCGAATGAGTCAGGTAAAGATTCTAATTCATTCAAATTTAAAAATAATTCTTTTAAATTAATAAGATCACCGAATGAGGCAGGTAAAGATTTTAATTTATGCCCTCTTTTTCCTGTTCTTTCCCTCTCTTTCTCTTCCGTTCCATTAATACCTAAAAATTTTAAATTAATAAGTTTACCGAATGAGTCAGGTAAAGAAGTTAACACATTATTACTCAGATTTAATTCTTCTAACTTAGTAAGATTACCGAATGAGTCAGGTAAAGAAGTTAACGCATTCTTAGTCAGATCTAATTCTTCTAAATTAGTTAGAGTACCGAATGAGTCAGGTAAATAAGTTAATACATAACCATTTAAATCTATTTTTTTTTCTTTCAAATTCTCACGTATAAACTTAGTGAAAAAAGCATCATCACTCATACTATACTATAATTGAATAATTTATTTTTTATAATATATGTATATAAAATAATAATAAATAATAAATAATAAATAATAAATAATAAATAATAAATAATAAATAATAATAATAAATAATAAATAATAAATAATAAATAATAAATAATAAATAATAAATAATAAAATGTGTATATAAAAATTTATTATTTATTTATTCTACTTTCTTTTCCTTCTTAATAATTTCAGTTCCTTTTACTGAAAATTTTTTACTGCTCATTGTAAAAGTTGATGTAAATTGTGGAACAACCATACCATAAGTTGAACTTATTTTTTGTAATTGTGTATTACAATAAACACTTAAATTCTTCATTTCAATGAACCGACCTTTCACTTCATTTACAAAGGTTTCTCCAATAGTTGTACTTTGAGTAATCGCTCTGAACAAATCAATTGTAATGCTTATAATCAGTTCAAATATATGAAGAATCTCTGTCTCCTTTTTACGTTTTACATCATTATTATAAATCTTTGCGGCAAATTCTTTTTTTGTTATTTCATTCACTAAATATTTAACTCTTTCATCTTCAAAATTATCTAAATTCCGCACTGTTTCACGGTAGCGGTTCACTTCATATTGTGAAATATGTGCTAAATTTCGATGAATTGTATTTATTTTCTTTTTAAATGCTGTAATTCTATCATGTTCTGTTTTTTTTTCTTCTACATTTTTTATGTCATGATTATATACAATTTTATCCAAAATATGCTTTTTTAAATCATAATATCCAGGCATCCCTCCACAAATAACATCGCCAGGATTACGTGGAGCAACACCTTCACCATTAGTAGTCTGCATATAACGATAGAATTCAGGATTATGAACTGTGCCAGTATCAATTCTGCCGGTGTTCCAACTAAATGCTACGTGACATTCAGTACACCACATTTGGTCACATCCTGAAAGTTTCGAAATGCGTGTCCCACATTTAGGACATGGTTTTGTTTCTTTGCGGATTAATTCGGCACTTTGGACATTTTCGTCTTTACACGTATGTGGATCATTCTTTGTATGACCAATAATATCTAAACATTTTGAACATGTAAATAATTCGCAAATATCACATTTATATTGAGTTGATAAATAACCACGACAATCATTATTCACGCATGCCATAATAAATGCTCGTTTGGTTTCTTTTTCGGTTTTCCCACTTCTGAGTTGATGAATTCGGTTATATTTGGCATAAGATTTGGTTCTTAAATCATTCTCAAGTTTTTTTAATTCTATCATTTGTTCTTTAATTCTTTCATATTCTTTTTCTTCGGTTTTTATTAATTTATAATTTTCTACTGAACCCATACTTTCTGGCAGACGACTAATTTGATGTTCTAACAATAACTTCTTTCTATGTTCTTTATATTCAGTTTTAACAAAGGATTGATTCAAATTAGATACAATAAATGCTTCCGACCAAACTTTATTACATTTCATACAATTTGGCATAGATGTTGTGCCCAATAAATATGTTCGCACACAGATTTTACACACATCATAATTACAGTCACTAAATTCACAAATAATTTTCGAATGAACCGTTTTATTGTATTTTTCATAACAGACTTCACATTCGGTTGTTTCGGTTGGTTCGGTTGGTTCGGTTAGTTCGGTTAGTTCGGTTGGCATTGCTTGTGGAATTGTGATTGCGGTTGTTTCCTCCGTATAATTAACTGAGACAATAATGTTTTCAGTAGGTTGACTCATTTTAGATTTATTTATAAAAGTTATGTTGGTTGGTTTTTGGTTATAATTTAATTATATTATAAAACAGTATTCAATTTTTTAATATAATATTATTATTTATTTTTTGATTTTTTGATTACACCGACTAAAAAGAAAAATGAGACAAAACGCAGTTATGATTTATATATTTTATAACTATGTTTCAAGTAATTTGTTAAATGTTCCTTTGTTATTTTCTTATCTATTATATCGGTAATTACCTTATAAATATCATCATATGTATTTGGACTTTCCTTTTTCACATAATGCTTTAACTGACTGAAAAACTCTTCTATACTATTTGTTTCTGGATGATATGGAACAGAATGTAATAAATGATTATGGTCGTCTTCTATTTTTTCTCGTATTAGTTTTGATTTATGAATAACAGCATTATCCATAATAACTAAATGATCTTTATACTTGGAATGAATAAACTCATCATAAAACTCTAATATATCAATTGTTTTTACTCCACCTTTTCGTTCTGGGTATAATTTCCACCCCACTACTTTATCAGCACTTATCGCACATAATAAATTATATCGCTTATACGGATATTTATTAGTTTTCTTTATAACTCGTGTTCCACTTCTACTTCTACCATATGTAAGGGTCATATTCAAGTAAATAGATGTTTCATCTAAACATATAGTTTTAGTGTAATCATATTTGGTGTGTAATGTGTTATAAAAAGTTTGTAAATCTTCTTTTTCTTGTCCTTCCTTCTTTTCAGGATAATATTTACTTCGTAATCGTTTGCGTGTTATTTTGTTATTTGTAAGTATGTTATGGATAGACATAGATGTTAAACGCACATTAAACTCATTATACACTAATTTTGATAATTCCCATAATGTAGTTGTGTTGTATTTTCTAACATAATCCTTTACAAACCTTTCTATTTTAGGAGTAATTTTAATATTATAGTTTTTACGTGTTTTTCTATTTACATTTCCATTTTGGTTATATTGTTTTACCCATCGTGATAATGATTGATATTTACATTTGAATAACTTACAAGTATCACGCATATCATCATTGCCTTCTAAATAATGTTTTACAGCAACTTCTTTATAATCTTCACTATGATGCGTCATAATACATATATATAAAATTATTTAAAAATATTTAGGAATATATTATAAATGGAAAATAATGATGATTTAAAAAATGAAAATGATAAATTAAAACAAAGGATAAATGAACTGGAACAACATTTAAAAAAATATACAAATAGTAAAGGTCATAAAGAATACTATGAAAAAAATAAAGAACTAGTTAAGGAAAAAGGGAATATACACTTAACTAAACTCAAAGAAGAAAATCCAGAAAAATTAAAAGAATATAGAAGAAGGGCATATTTGAAACGAAAAGAAAAATTACAAAAAGAAAAAGATAATAAAGATAATTTACTTTAACTAATCATTATGAGTTTAGAAATAACCGATACTTATCGTGGTATTATTAACAATATAGAACATTATATATATTGTGGATTGTGTAATGGTATTCCAACAAAATGGATTACAAAAACAGAATGGGATTTTAAAATAAATGTTCGTTTTAATAAAGAAAAGAATGATATAGAATATACTGATAGTAATGGTAATGAAATTCACGTATTTGAAGAAGATGATATTGAATATAGATATTATTAAAATATTTAGGAAAATTAAATACATTTAATTAAATGTATTTAAAAATAAAATATTTAGGTAATATATAGAATGGTGAAAAAGAAGAAACAACAAGACAATCCTGAAAAATACAGATGCTTCAAAGTTCCTATTACTGCTATTTTACATAAGGATAATGATATAGCACAACGAAATATGATGATTTTACAAGATGCTATTTCACGAGCAAACAAAATCACTTCAAAATCGTATATGTTATTACGTTTATGGGTTTTACACAAATATCATAATGATATTATTGTTCCTGAAATTACAACGGATACTATTTCTATGGCGATGAAATCTGTTATGAAACCATCATCTGGACCAAAACCAAAAGGAAATAATCTACTTTTATTACAAGAGTTTCAATCTTTATATGACTTTCCACTTGAAGATGGTAAGAACCTATCTGCTATATTAGATTATTATGCTACTACTATGCTTACATCTATTACAAATAACATTAAAATACACTTTTTTGATTATGTAAATCGGTTCATCAACTCTTATTTTAAGGCAATTAACAAGGAAGAAATTACGAATAAAGTATTCAAAAAACAACTATTCAAAGAACTTCGTATGGTAAAAAATGATATTTTGAATAATACTTTGTTATGTGATGAAAAATACCATAATTGGGTAAATGAAACCAGATACAAAATAGTTCCCAAAGAGTATGATACAAGTTATTATTATGATGTATGTTGCGAACCATACAAGTATCTAAAACATATGATTTTTATGTGTTTAGAACTGGAAACATTAGAAGCAAAAGTATTTCAGTTTTTTCCAATTCAAACAAACTCTATTCCACGACACATTCAGGTAGATACTAAGGCGATGGTAGAGTTATTTTTAGATACAAAACGAGATGAAAAACTAATGAAAATCTGTAAGTTTCCTGTAAAGGATGGAAAAATAATGAGTGCGACTTCTGGAAACCTGAATAATTGTCTGGAAGAAAACAAGGAGTTTATCTGGGATTATTTATGGAATGTGAAACAAATACGCAAAAATTATCAGTTTGATTATACGATTATTACAGATGGATATGCGTGTTCTTTACGATTTCTTCATAAAAATTATGTTGAAGAAGAACAACAAAAGAAAGATAAGAAAAAACAAGGTAAAAAAGCATTACAAGGTCTTACCAAAGAAGAAAAAGAAAACAGAAAAGAAACAAAGAAAGAACAACAAAAAGAACTTATGAAACTTTTACGAAAGCAACGCAAGGAAAATCCACCAAAGAAAATAGAAACAACTGACGAATTACCAGAGTTTCCGTATATTGATGAATTGCCGATGGAAGTGTTAAAGGGAAAACATATTTTTATTGACCCTGGAAAACGCTCGTTATTTACGATGATGGATGATAAAGGGAAGTTTTGTTCTTATACAAATGGCATGCGTATCAAAGAAACAAAACGATTAAAATATCAATCGTTGCTTAAAAACTACAAGGATAAAATCCACATTACAGAACCCGAACAAACACTCAATACTTTCAATTCCAAAAGTTGTAATATTGATAAGTTCAAAGAATATATCACAAAAAAGATGGAAGTAAATGATATAGTAGTTCCATTATATCAAAATATTCAATTTCGTAAATACAAGTGGTATGCTTTTATCAATAAGAAACGAAGTGAAGATAATATGTTGAATATGATTGAGAAAAAGTATAGCAAAGACCATACCATTATCATAGGAGATTGGAGTATAGGGAAGCAAATGAGAAACTTTATCTCCACGCCTAACTTATCATTAAAACGAAAATTAAAGGAACGTTTCAAAGTATATAACATAGATGAGTTTAGAACATCGTGTTTATCTTATGAAACGAAAGACCTTTGTAAAAATCTATATTTGCCTGATAAGAAAGGCGAAAACAGAAAAATCCACTCAATCCTAACATATCAAATGGAAAACAACAGGAAAGGGTGTATCAATCGTGATAAGAATGGATGTAAGAATATCCGTTATGTATTCAACTACTACAAGAAAACAGGAAAAAGACCTGAAAAGTTTAGAAGGGAATACAAACTTGAAAGAATAGCATCAACCACCGAAACGAAAGTGGAGGTTGTCAAGTGTGCTAACGCCTGAAAAGGTGCCTTTACACCACAATAAGAAAAAAGAAATGGACGATAATTTTATTTTTTAAGATAATTTTGTCTCATTTTTCTTTTTAGTCGGTGTAATTAAATGTTCTATTGTTTAATTTATTAATCGATTCAACGATAAATGTTGCGGGGTGTCGAAATGTATGCGAAACACCATGAAGAATATTCGTTCTTTTACATCTTTTTCCATATTTACATAAAGGAAACTCTTTTAATTCATAAGTCGCATCTTCTTGCAATTGTAACGCTACATGTGTAAAATCTTCTTTATTTTTTAAAGTTAATAATTTTTTATTTATATCAAAAATAGCATTATATAATTCTTCATCATTTTTTACATCTTTTAATAAATCAATTAATGTTCTATTACTTATTGATACATCGCCCATCGATTTACGTTTTATTAAATCCATTAATTTTTCTGATGTATTTAATTCCCCGCCACGAAATATTCTTTTAGTGCGGCGTTTATTCGTATTACGTTTTTTATATTTTTTATATTTTTTATATTTTTTTTTAATTGTTTTCATATATAACTATATTATACTATAATAATTTATTATTTATTGCTTAAATTCCCACTTATTGGTTATTATTTCTTTTCCATTAATCGATTGAAATGTCGGTCCAGATTTATCACCTGCTACACAAGATTCATTATTTAACCATCCACAACAACTCGTTGCTTTACAATTTGTTTCAGTTAAATCATTACAATGTTTATCCAATATATGCGGTTGAGAAGAGTATTTATCACATAACCCATCACTATAAATATTAGATGTTGTATTTACACTAGTTTTTTTATCAGTTTTTTTATCAGTTTTTTCATTTGGTTCTTCATTTGGTTCTTCATTTGGTTCAAATCCTTCAACTGTAATTACTTTTGTAACAACTTTATTTTTATTACCTACATTCAAATTTATACCTAACACTTTAATAAATCCAATAAAAATGATTAATCCAATTATAATAAATGAAATAGGACCCCAATTTTTTTTTAATCCATTAATTGTCATTATATTATTTGCCATTTTCTTTATATAATTAAATAATATTATATAAATATAAAATATTATTTATTAATAGATTATATCTTTTTTTCGTATCATTTTTATAAATTAATAAATTAATAAATTAATATATTATTATATATTACATTAGAATGCCAGAAAAAACAGAAAATGGAATGTTTATATTTCGCAGAGATTTACGAATTATTGATAATACAACTCTAAATTTACTTCATTCAACATGTAAAAATATATATACTGTTTTTATTTTTACACCAGAACAGGTATCTGATTCAAAAAATAAATATAAATCAAATGATGCCGTTTTATTTATGATTGAATCATTGCAAGACCTTTCTAAAAAAATTCAGGAAAAAGGTGGAAAATTATATTCTTTTTACGGCGATAATGCTAAAATTGTTGAAGATTTAATTAAATTATTAGATATTCATAAAATTG